GTCTTAGCAAAGACTCTAATGATTTTAAAGATGCTAGCGATGCAGTTAAACATATCTTCACTAGTAACTTACTACGTCAAACAGCACTTGACAGTCTACAAGGCCGCGGCCCAAGTCAAATCTTTACCCCGGTCGTAAGTTTACCAGAATTGGAAGCACTAGTCTACAACTGGACATTTTACGAAACTAATATACACTCAAAGAGCTATAGTCATATCATTCGTAATATCTATAACGTACCAAAGGATGTATTCAATACTATACATGATACAACCGAAATAGTAGACATGGCTAGTAGTGTAGGCGACTACTATGATGCACTACACTTGATTAATTGCCGCAAAGAAGCAGGCGAGAAGATCAATGAGACTACGCATATTAAAGCAATTTACATGGCCCTACATGCTAGCTATGCACTAGAAGCGTTCCGCTTTATGGTTAGCTTTGCTACAAGTCTTGCAATGGTAGAGAATAAGATCTTTATCGGCAACGGTAACATCATTAGTTTGATCCTACAAGACGAATTGTTACACAAAGGTTGGACTGCATTCTTAATCAATCAAGTTGTTAAAGAAGATAGCAGGTTTGCTGATATTAAATCAGAATGTGAAGCTGAGGTTTATCAGTTGTACATGGATGTTATCCGAGAAGAAAAGGAATGGGCCGACTACTTGTTTAAAATGGGTCCAGTAATTGGACTTAATGCATCTATCCTAAAAGACTTTGTAGACTATACCGCAGTCGGCGCACTTAAAGATATCGGTATCAAGTATCAAGCTAATGCGCCAAAATCAACACCAATACCTTGGTTTAACAAACATACAGATACAAGCAAAAAGCAAACAGCATTACAAGAAAACGAAAGCACTAACTACGTAATAGGCATCATGGGGGAAGGGATTGACTATGATGATTTACCAGTGCTATAATAAACAAAGGAAATTAGTATGAAAGCAATAGTATGGAGCAAAAACGCATGTCCGTTTTGTGATCAAGCAAAAGCGTTACTCAAGTTGAAGGGTATTGCATTTGAAGAACGCAATATGAATAAAGATTGGACACGTGAACAGCTATTAGAGGCTGTGCCCAATGCCAGAACTGTACCGCAAATATTTTTAGATGATAAATTAATAGGCGGGTTCCAGGAACTTAAAAAACATTTTGAAAAGGTATAATATGTTAATCAATAAAGGTGTAGCAGTTGGAGAAGTAATTACTCTTAAACTCACTAGCGGTGAAGAATTAATCGCCAAACTATCGGAAGAAACTCCGACCCATTACAAGCTATCTAAACCAGCAGTAATCGGTATGGGTCAAAAAGGTCCAGGACTAATGCCATACTTGTTTACAGTAAATCCAGATAAAGAAGTGAATCTACTCAAATCAACTGTAACAGTGTGTGAAGCGACAGATGAAACTTTCGCTAAACAATGGATCGAAACAACCACTGGTATTAAACTAGCATAATGTATACAAGGCCAACCGTCCCTACAATGGCAACTACCATTGCCTCGGATGCACTGACTCTTGCATCGTCTGCTGTACCACCAACTACAGCTAATCCGGCATATTCGTATCACGCTTATCTAGAACGTATTGCTACATCATTAGAAAACTTATCCGAAACTACGTATATACTACAGGGCGTGTTTACCCCTGTTCAACCAGTAACTGCAATAGCAAGTGTGGCAGGGACGCTAACAGGATCAGTAGTATCTGGATTGGACCCGACAGCAGTTGCACTCATGTTGCCTGGGATGGTACTAACTAATCTAACAACATCGCCAGTTACAGGCGCAGGTTGGTTTAGTGGCTTGGCAAAAATTGCCGCAATCAATAGTGCAACATCGATTACTGTATCTACTCAATATCCTAACATCGATGGACCTGTGACATTCATGGCAGGTGGTTACGGATTACTTACTTGTACTGCTCCGGTTCCTTTAGCTCAAGCATATCCACGTCCTGGAATGTTGTTATCTGGACAAGGAATACTGCCGGGGACATTTATTGTAGACTATGTAGTACCAGGTGTTGCTACTAATTTTTATGTTAGTGTCCCACAAAAGGGAACAGTGGCGTTAATATCTGCTGCCGGTGGATTCTCCGCTATGGCCCATTCGTTGAATACGCTAGAAGCTGATGTAAGCGCACTAGCTAACATGGCTAACAATCAAGGTATACATACTGTTGACCCTTATACTATTGTAGAAAAGGCAACACAATATGCACACTTTGCACAAAATCCAAGCGAGTTAGATCCGCTTGTTACTCAACTTGCCAGTTTACCGGCACAGTTGGCAACACTCAAGAACATCCTCAAGGGTGTTACAAAATTACCATAAAAGGAAAAACATGTCAAAATATCAAGAATTTACAAAATTAGTAGAAGCAATGGAAGCAGACTTCGAAAAGTTTTACGATAAAGAAGTTGGTGCGGCAGGAACTCGTGTTCGTAAGCACTTACAAGAGTTATCTAAACTGTGTAAAGAAACACGTAACGATGTTACTGCTGTTAAAAACGCCCGTAAAGAAACAAAGTAAAATGAAAAAACTTTTAACAATTTTATTGTTAAGTTTATCTACAATGTCCTACGCTGATGGCTGGCGCCACGGTGGTGGGCATTATGTATATCGTCCGGGATACGGTTGGATAGTACCAGCGGTAGTTGGTGGAGTTATTGTTTATGGAGTGACTCGTCCACGACCTCCAGAGGTAGTGTATATTCCAGAGCCGGTATCGCCCCCTCCGACTACTCCTTATTGGAGAACACCGGCAGACATGCACTGGGAAGCAGTCCTCGACGCTAACTGTAATTGCTACAGAACGGTACTAGTTCCAAATCAGTAGTTTATTAGTAAACCAAAACTAGTTGACAATCTCCAAAAGTGATGCTATAATACTAGCATTGTTATAACTTTTGGAGATTTGTTTTGAGTATGCATCTAGAAGGTCCGTGGCTCAGTACCACCGGCAAAAAGAAAGGCAAACAAAAATTCGCAAGCGCAGAACATGCACGAAAGGCACGTGAACAAGAAGCTAGTTGGAAGGAATTACTCAAGCGTCAAGGTATTGAGCTTGAAGAAAAGAAACGCCGTAGGGCTATGACTAGTGGAGTATTAGGATCTAGTTACAGTCTAGCCATTCCAGAGGGCAGGAATACTACGGCACATATTCCCAGCAGAGATACTGGCGGAGGTGTTGCTACTTTGCCGCCCGCCAAAGTTTATACAGGAACTATGGTAAAAGGCATTGCAACCATGCATAAAAGCAACGCTGTGCCGGTTTTTAGCGATGAACAAGCGGTTGACATTTCTAGAATGAGACGTTAAACTGTGACTAAGTATAAACATAGTGTTTTTCCTCTAAAGACAGAGGATAACTATATATTGTCCACTAAGAGTTTGGTGGGCAAAACGGCAAACTTAAGGAGAAATGAAAACCGCCAAGACATTAACCATGATGGTACTAGCGATACCTCATCCAGCGTAAAGGAGACAAAAATGATACGCATTATCAAAACAGTAATAAATTTATTAGTAGTACTAGCAGTTGTAGCAATAACACACCAAGCAGTAGCAAGTAAATTTGAAAAACTTAAAGAAGCTCGAGAAACAGCGAGCCCCATTACAGCACAAATGAGACAACAACAATTAGATTGTCTAGCTCGTAATATATACCATGAAGCAGGCTCAGAACCCTTTGAAGGTAAAGTAGCAGTTGCTCAGGTAACAATCAACAGAACAGAAAGTGGTCAATTCCCATCTGATATCTGTAAAGTAGTCTATCAAAAGAATGTAGTCTACGAAAAAGTCATGTGCCAGTTTAGCTGGTATTGTGAAGGGCCAAGTGCAATGAAACCTATGAATGGCCCGATCTACACTGAAAGCATGGAAGTAGCTAAGAAAGTCCTGCTAGAAGGATTTCGTCTTCCAGACTTAAAGAAAGCCCTTTACTTCCACGGGGATTATGTAAAACCCGGTTGGAATAAGAAACCAGTGGCCAAAATTGGTCGTCACATATTTTATGATTAATCAAGGAAAATTATGAACGCAATAGTTGAAAAAATCAAAACAGGAATTCACGATCTATTTGATTTGGATTTGTTAGTTAAAAATCTTAAAGAACACGCACCACACGTTAGTGCCGAAACTATGGGCTGGGTAGCAGTTATTCTACTACATCTAGCTACTATTCCTACAATGCTAGCAGTTCTAACAGGACTAACTGAAAAAATGCCCCCAGTAGACATGGTTTTGTTTAGTTGGGCTGGATTATTCTGCTTTTTTATCAAGGCCGCGATCCAGAAAGACTTTTTAAACATTGTAACCATCGGTTTTGGCTTCTTTTGCCAAGCCGCTGTCCTAGCTTTAATTGTGTTTAAGTAATCCACGTGATAAATATACTATAAACAGGAGCATCTCAAATGAGCTACGGATCAGGATACAATCAAGACAGTAATCAACTAACACCCGCAAGTTATCGTGTTACGTTGACTATGTCGAACGCAACATATTACCCTACTGCAACCGCTAATACGTCTAGCGGAGCAGTCAACCCTTACGATTGGGATAACCAAGCGTATACGAACTATAGTGCGCTCAGTGCGGCACAGGCACTAGTTCTAGCTCAGGGCAATGTACGATGGGCGAATATCATACAACAACTAAGTAATATCGCTGACTGCCGTATCGAGAACGTGAATATTACAGCTACGAATCAAGTAGCTAGTACTAACGCTACTCCTAGTACAGCAACAGGTGCGTTTACTTCAGGTACGTTAGATGCTACACAGCAACCGTCAGCATTGAGCTTTACTGTAGTATTTGACCGTGATGAGTTTATCCTAGGTGAGTGGAATCTTTATTTGAAATCAATTGGACAATCAGCAAACGGTACTTATGTCAACGAAGTCGATGCAGGATTTACTCCTACAGCCTATACAGGTATCGGTGGCTCAGCAATTTCTAATACAGCACTAGCATTACAAGATATTATTACAAATGCACTCTGGTTAGGTGGTGCTACTTCATACTCACGTAACTATCGTGTGTACAGTCCTGCGCAACTCGGCGACAGCCAAGTTAAGGTTACTATCGGTCAACCCGTAGCTACAGCGGCACAAGTTTTTGGTACTGTTGCAGTAACTCAAATCTCAGGCACTACACTTACCGGCAACCCATTATAAAAATGAATGGAATAGGATGATATTAGCGTATCTATTACTACTAACAGGTTTAACAATTTCGGCGGTCGCAATTTACTACTCAGTAGTAGGTTTGACCGCTATCTTTTCTGCCGCGGCTATCCCAATTATCATTATGGGATCAGCTCTTGAAGTTGGCAAACTAGTATGTGCAAGTTGGCTTAAAGCCAACTGGGAACGTGCTCCACGTTTCATGAAATACTACATGACCATTGCTGTGGTTGTGCTAATGATTATCACCAGCATGGGAATTTTTGGATTCCTTTCAAAAGCACACAACGACCAAACACTTGTCAGCGGCGACGTTGGCAGTAAGATAGCCATCTATGATGAAAAGATCAAAACCGAAAAAGAGAATATTGAAGCAAACCGTAAGGCACTTAAACAGATGGATGAGGGAGTGGACCAAGTACTGGGCCGCTCA